GTACACGAATGGTCAGGAGGGGATCGAGCTCTTGAACGGCCGGCGGCTGCGGTTCCGTACCAGGAACAAGGGCGGTGGTCGTGGGTTCTCGGCGGATTTCCTTGGTGCGGACGAGTGCATGGACTACCCGGAGTTCGCTCATGCGGCGTTGTTGCCGACGTTGTCGGCGAGGCCGAATCCGCAGGTGTTGTACATGGGATCGGCGGTGGATCAGGAGACGCATGACAACGGTCTGGTGTTTGCTCGGTTGCGGCGGCGGGGGATCGCGGGTGAGGATCCGTCGTTGGCGTGGTTCGAGTGGTCGGCGCCGTTTGAGCATCCGGACGAGCTGGATCAGGAGGCGGCGCTTGACCCTGGTGTTTGGCGGCAGGCGAACCCGGCGTTGGGGATTCGGATCACGGAGGAGTACGTCGGGAATGAGCAGCGGTCGTTGGACGCGAGGTCGTTCGCGGTTGAGCGGCTTGGTGTTGGTGACTGGCCCGACCCCGACCAGGACGTCGACCGTCCGTTCTCTATCGACGCATGGGACGCCCTGGCCGACGAGAACTCTCGGATGCAGCCGCCCGTGACGGTCGCGTTCGACGTCTCACCCGAGAGGCGAACCGCCATCGCCGCCGCCGGCCAGAACCAGGACGGCGAGTGGCATGTGGAGGTGCACTACCACCGGCAGGGCACAGGTTGGGTCGCTGGGGTGCTTGAGCGGATGTGGGAGGGCGGCCAGGTCGACGCGATCTACTGCGACTCCGTCGGGCCGGCGTCGTCTCTGCTCGTGACGTTGCAGGAGGCCGGGGTGAAGGTCGAGACGGTGAACTCGACGGAACTCGGTCAGTGCTGCGGACGGCTCGTGGACATGGTGAACGACAACACGCTCAGGCACCTCGGCTCTGACGAACTGCGGAACGCCGTGATCGGCGCTCGCACCAGGCCGATCGGTGACGGGTCGTGGGCGTGGGGCCGGAAGCATTCGACGGTGGACATCTCACCTCTCGTCGCGTCCACGATCGCCGTTGGCGCGGCGGTCGGTGTGGCCGGCGACCTGATGCCGATCTTCTGATGGGACTTTTTCGCTCACTGTTCGAGGGCTGGCCGACGTTGAAGCGTGACGTCGAGCCGCTGGAGGGGACGCGCATGTCGTTGTTCAACTCTCAGATCCCCGACTGGTGGGCGGCGAACGTCAACAACACGCAGTTCCCGCTCGGGACGGCGGCGCTCGCTGACCGGGTGTGGGTCGCGAATCGGTGTCAGCAGTTGAACGCGCAGCAGATCGCGTCGATGCCGTTGCGGTTCCAGGGGAACGGGTCGGAGCCGGCGTGGGTGTCCGCCCCGGATCCGAACTGGTATCCGAACGGGATCGGGGACGCGCTGTTCTCGATCGTCAACCTGATGTACGGGTGGGGATTCGCGTGCCTGTACGTGACCGACTTCTACTCTGACGGGTTCCCCCGCACCTGGACAGTGCTGGACTCCGGCGCGCTGAGCATCAAGAGTGACGGAGGACAGCGGATCTACAAGTACGGCGAGCAGATCCTTGACCCGCGCAGGGTCGTGCAGATCGACCGGAATCCGACCACGGCCGTTCAGGGCACGTCCGCCTTGCGCGCCTACGCACAGACGGCGTGGGGACTGCTGGCTGCCGGCAACCAGTCGTTGACGGTGAATCAGGGCGGGACGCCGAAGTTCTATCTCAAGTCCGAGCGGAACCTCACGAAGCAGCAGGCCGAGGATCTCCGCGATCAGTGGATGGACGCGACTGCCGCGAGGAACGGCGCCCCGCCCATCTTGCCGCCGCACATCGTCCCGACGGAGATGTCGTTCGACCCGTCTGATCTCGCTCTGCTGGACACGCAGGAGTTCAACGCCAAAGCGATCGCCACCGCCTACGGTGTCCCGTCGATCTTGCTGAACATGGCGTTGCAGGGCGGGTTGACGTACCAGAACCCGGCGGCGCTGGGCGAGATGTGGTGGAGGTTCGAGCTCCGGCCGACCGCCACCCGCATCGCCAACGCGCTGTCGGCTCAGATGTTGCCGCGAGGGTCGTGGGTGAGCTTCGACGCGGCGGACACATTCCTTCCGTTGGATGAGATGAGCGAGGAGGACGATGAGCAACTGTCTCAGGTCGCGAAAGCAAGTCCCGCGCAGCAGCCGCGGCCGCTAACAGCGATCGGAGGTGGTGCTGGATGAGCACCGTGGAAGAAACACACGAGAAGGAAACCGAGCGGGCCGAGAGGCCCGTTCTCATTAGGGAGTTCGTCGCGGCCGACCTCGAGGTCACTGGACGGACGGTTGACGTCCGCGTCGTCCCGTTCGGTGAGGTCGCGCGTGTGGCGGACCCGCCGCGGTGGGAGCCGTACGACGAGGAGTGGATGCCGGGGGCATTCGACCACCAGTTCAACGCGGCAAACCGCATCCACGCGAAGTACGGGCACTCCGACAGCGTCGTCGACGTCGTCGGCCACGGGATCACGCTCCGTTCCGAGCCCGGTGACGGCTACCACATCTCGACCAAGATCCACGAGACGATCCAAGGCGAGACCGCGCTCGAGCTGTTGCGCGACGGCGCGCTGCCCTGCGTGTCCCTCGAGGCGCATCCGGTGAAGTCGATTCGCTCGAGCGGCGGCGTCGTTCAGCGCGTGAAGGCGCACCTGACCGGGTTCGCGTTCTGCCGCCAGGGGGCTTTCGCTGGCGCGCAGGTGCTCGCGATCCGCGAGCAGGTCGAGGACGAGATCACCTTTGACGAGGACATGCTCCCCGTCGTTCCAGACCCCGAGCTGATCGAACGCTGCCGGCGGCTCGGCATTCGTCTACCGCAGCGATACCAGGCGCACCCCGCAGACACGGACACCCCGGCAGAGGCCGGCACCTCCGAAGACGGCACCCGCCAGCCCGAGTAACCACTTCTTCGGAGGCAAACAGAAATGAGCACCACGCAGAGTGAGCTTCGGCTTGCCTCGCTGCTGGACGAGCGAGAGCAGGTTCAGAAGCTCCACGAGACCGTCATTTCGGCGGTCGAGACCAACGACTCGAAGATGCCTTCAGAGTCGCAGGCCGAGCAGATCAAGATGTACCGCGAGAAGGCGCAGGCGCTCGACGCGGAGATCACCGATCTGTCGGAGGACGTCGAGCGGAACCGCCGCGCGGTCGAGTCCTCGAAGGCGATCCGCCGCGCGCTCGCGGGGAACGCCGATGGGGTCGAGGTCGACGGCGACGGCGTCGTCTACCGGACGATGGCCGCGTACGCCCGCGACTTCATCCTCACGCGCGAGTCCCAGGTCTGCTCGAAGATCGCCGCCCAGTTCGGCGACTCGTCTTCGCTTCAGGCAGCCCGCGAGCGGCTTCAGCTCGTCAAGCGCACCCCGGCAAACACGCTCTCGAGCAACGTCGAGGGTCTCCAGCCGGACCAGCACATCGCGCAGATCTTCCAGGTCATCGACGCCAGCCGGCCGCTGGTCAACTCGGCCCGCCGGACGAACCTGGAGCGCGGCACCCTGACGTACCCGTCACTCACGACGAAGCCGGTCGTCGCCGTGCAGTCCGCGGAGAAGACCGAGGCCGGAAACCAGGGGATGGTCGTCGACATGCAGACCACGACCGCCAGCACGTACCTCGGCGGCGGGGATCTGTCCTGGCAGGCGATCAACTGGTCGACCCCGGACGCGCTCGCACTGTGGTTCGAGCTCGCCGCGGCCGACTACGCCCTCAAGACGGAGCAGGACGCTGCCCAGGCGATGCAGCACTCGGCGTTCACCTACAACGCCGACAGCAACCTCCTGGACGGCACGGACAACTACGACGCATGGGTCGCGGCGATCGTGACGGGTGCGGGCGAGGTCTACTCGAACACGGGTCGGCTCGCCAACACGCTGTACCTGTCGCCCGATCAGTTCTACGCGTTCGCGGGGACGATCCCTGCTACGGCGCCCGCGGCGTTCCTGAACGGTGGCGTGTCGCTCGCCGGTCAGTCCGGCGGGTTCTCCGGCCTGAGCATCGTCGTGTCTCGCGGCATGGACTCCGGTGTCGCCGTCGTCGGTGACAGCGCGGGCCTGCTGGTCGCGGAGACGGCCGGTGCCCCGGT